AATAAAATACACTTGTTTTTGGCTTGCGCCTCGAGTGTGTGTACTGGTCGGCTGTTCGCGCCGAATAGGTGCTATTTGTGCGTCAGGCTTTTTAGGGTCTTGCCGTGCCTCTATTTCGTTACGTGAAGCAATGCTTTTGTTTATGCCAAAACCCATGTAACCCAACGCACGGCCTAACGCGCTTGTCATACCTACCATGAATTCGCTGTTTTTGGTGTATGGCGTTTTGCCGGGGTATGGTTCGGCTGCGGTGGCAATGCTTGGAATTAGGTCGGAAGCGTCGCGCCAAACGGTAACGGTGCAACGGTAAAACGTGCTTCCGTCGGGCATGGTTACAACCTCGGCGGCTGTTTCTTGTATGCGTAAATCGGGATAGCGTTTCAATGCTTCGCTTAGGCGTGTTGGTACGTCTACGTAGTTGTCTATGTTAAATGCCATGTTTGTATGCCGCCTTTTTGCAGGTTCCGGGGTGGAAATATAAAGTACGTTTGTGCGTTTTGTTGGCGTTGTAAGCAAAGGTTGCTACACCACATTTGGGGCAAGGTTTCACGTCGGGTTTGTCTTTCATTGTCGGGTTATATTGCTGCAGGTAACGTACTCATTGCGTGTAACAAGGTTTGTGGTGTTTTAAAACATGGCAACGGCATGAATGGCGCCCACCGGTCAACTTGCATAGTTTCATACAACGTATTCCAACCGCGCAAAACTACCGCCTTGTTTTCTTTGTCAAGTGTTGCCAGTACGTATATGGCGGGTTTGTCAAAATCTCGAGTAAGTAGGCAGCCGTCCGGGCGTGGTGTTGTGCGTACTTCGTAACGGCCTACGTCGTTTGCTTTTGGGTTGTATGGCTCATAACCCCAATAAACGTGTAAATGTTTCGCTAAAGCAAATTCACCTAACGCGCCTATTTTGTCGGGCAACGTGTTTTTAAATTCGCCTTTAAACCTGTCTTGGTGGTTGTTGCCTTTAGCGTTTTCGTGGCGTAGTTCGGCTACCGCGTATGCGTAGTTTATTTCCGTCGGGCTTAAATAAACAGTTGTCACGGTTAGCCGCCTAAAGCCTCTATTGCTTCGCTAACGGCCTGCCATGCGTCTTGTTGGCCGCTTAAATCTAGGTCTACTGCGACGTGCTTTAAACGTGCAATTAGGTCGGCGTGTTTAGGTTTGTACGGAATGTGTGCGGGCCTGCATATTTCGTCTATTAAATCAAATACGGCCATTTGGTGTTTTGCCATTGCGTTTGCTGTTGGGTCTAACATACGTCGGGTTTCCTCGCTAAGTGTGTTGTCGGGGTAGGGCTGTTCGTGCATTTACTTTGCTGTTCTCCATGGTAGCCAACCGCTGTTACGCCATATAGCAACCATGGCTTTTGTGTTTGTTGTTGGGTCGTAAAGGTCGGCGCACGTTTCGAGTATGCCTTTAGCCTGCAACCAACCGGTAGGCCAATTACTGTTAGGCCTGCACCAAAAGCCGTTAATTTGGTAAATTCCGTGTGAGCCACCGTTTACGTCGTTTGGGTTTACTGCGTCACTTGTGCAGCGACTTTCCCTAACTGCGACGCGTAGCGCTGTTTCCAGTTCGCTAGGCGGTAATCCCTCGGCTAAGGCCAATGACGCAACCTGCGTGCAGGTAGTGACCAATGCGGGCAACGTGGTTGTAGTTGTGGTTGGCGGTAGTGACGCCGGTACAACCTGTGTATTTTCGGTTGGGGCCTGTGCGTTACCGGGGCTAAAAACTAATAAAACGCCAATAATTAGCGCTATTGCGCCTGTGGTTATCTTGTGGGTAATCATTTTGCTACTTCCATTTGGTAGGGGTTTCCCCATGTTCCGGTAGCCGGGCTTTTAAAAACTAGTTGTACGTGTAAAACGTCGTTTGTTTGTGGGTCTCTAAAAATTTGTACCATGGCTTTTTGCCCGGTGGCAAGCGAGGTTATAAAACACTCGTAGTTAAAAAACTGTAGTTCGTTCATGGTAAATGGCTTTCCGTCGGTAAAGAAAACCCTAGCGAACCATTGTTACGCGGTTGTGGATACCCCAAATACCGTTTGGAATATGGTTTTTACGGCTTCCGGATTATCTGCCATAGCCGGTGATAGTTCTATATGCCACCAATCGCCACCGGGCGCACCCGTAACGGTTTTGGTTTCGTAGGCTTTCCACGCTTGACGGTCACAACGCCACGCACGGCCAAAAGGTTGTGGCCAATAGTCAATAATCATTTGTACGCCAAGTTTGTTTGCATTGGCTACTACAACGTCTATAAACCCTTTAGAAACCTTGCGACCCTCTGCTACGCCTTTGGTATCCATTTTGCGGTAGGACAAGTCCATAGCGCGACCTGTTGCGTGTACTGACATTGTGCCGGGCTTTCCTTTAACGTCACGTTGGCCGAATGTGCCATTATTCCAACAGGCACCGTTAGACCATTTAGCGGCTTGCCTTACCCATTCCTCGGTGCCGGCGCGTTTACCTTTTGCGGGGCCGTCGCTGTTACCTATGTAGTCTCGACTGCCGGGTACTCCGGGTTGGGCTTTAGCCGTCATGTTTAACCCTCGCTTGGTGTGCCGGGTTTGCTTTTTAGGCCATTGGACGCAACAAGGCCGCTAAGTGTGCCTGTGAGAAACACCAGCAACGTGCTTAGTAGGTCAATTAGTTGCGCGTCTGTGGGGGCCTGTTCCGTAGGCTGGTCTACAAATAAAATTCCGTATATAAATGCCATGACGGTAAACGTAAAACACAAGGCCATAAGGCGGCCTACGAATACGATTAGTGAAGCGTGGTGTTGTTCAGGTGTTTTATTCACAAGAGGCCTTTGTAAAGCATTGGTATTCGATATTCGTTTTAGAAACTGTGCAACCACTACAACCCCAAACTACTACGGCAATAAACAGCGTGTAGGCAAACAGGTAACGCCATTTCATGCAAACGGTGTTTGTACCGGCTGTTGGTCGGGGTTGTCTTGGTACCAGCGCATTAACGCCCAAGCGTCTACCGCTTCGTCGTATTCTGTGTCGGTTAATTCAATTTGTTCGCCGTTTATGTTGGCGTACAACGGTTTCGGGTTATCTGCTTTTGCTTGTTTTGCGTATTCGGCTTGTGTAGTCATGGTTATGCTGCCTCATATATAAGATTTATATTTATTCTGTCGTTCGTTGTCCAAGTAAATGGTATCGATGCAGTAAGCAGTTCTTCTTTTACATATGTTTGGTTTGCTAATGAAGCGTAAATAAAACATTGTGTAGGGCCATTTATATAGACAACTGCAGGATAAACTCCTGCTCCAGAGTCTAAAAAATACGCACTTCCACCTGCAGCCCCTACTGAGCGTGCAGAAATTGGCAAAGTTAAAAACAAGTTTCCTGTTATTGCAGAGGTGCTGCCAAGAGTTTCGCTTACATAACAATGAACCATTTTCCCAATACGAACATACCGTGAATCTGTGGTTCCGTTGCCTCGTGTATAGGAAGTGAAAGTAGGTGTAAAAGCCGTGTATTGTGCGTCATAATCTATCCACGCTGTACCGTTGTACACCTGTAACCGTTTTGGCGCTGCCTCAATATAACAAGTTTGACCTTCGGCAAGAGTTTTTTCACCTGTGCCACCAAAAGCCGCGTCGCGCGTAGTAGTTGTAGCAAAAACTGGTACGCCTGTACCTGCGCTAATATTTTGATTGGCTGCGGTTAATACTTCGCCAGCCGTGAACAACGGAACTGAGGTTTGTGCGTTTGCTCCCATAGTGTTACCTATCCTAAAACATTTAAAGCGTCGAGTACGCCATATGTTACGTTGTCCAATATTAGTTCGTAAATAATTACCGTAGGGCTAGTGAACAGCCGTACCCGGTGGCCGTCTAGGGTTATTTCATGTTCTACACCCTCTACGCCTAATTCTTGGGCTAGTACCGTGGTTGTAAGGCCTGTTTGGAAAGTCTTTTCTATGGTAATTGTGTCGTTAATGTCAACTATGGCCACGGTGTCGCGTTGGGCGGTTGTTAGCGCGCCTAGGACGGTTTCTACGCTGTTGTAGCGCGGTTCCGGTGTGGCATTTAAAAGGTATGTTGCGGCTGCAGTTAGTTCGCTGTTGTCTAAAAGGCTGTTAGTTATGCTGTTGGTTTGCACGAAAAACGCGGTTTGGCTTGCTATGTCGTTGGCTGTTGCGTTTGCCCCGCCTAGGTTTTCTAGGTATACGCGGTTGGTTACGGCGTCCGCTTCGAATGTTATGCCTAGCGCGTCAAAAGGTATTTGGGTACCGTCGTCGTCGAAATCGGCTACCGAAGCGGAAAGGGTAGGCCCTACGCGTGGGGTAAATGTAAGTACCCCGGCGCGTGACATGAATAGGCGGCCAAATTCGGCGGTTTGGTTTATTTGCGTTAAATAGTTTAAAACGTTGGTACCTGCCGGGACGGTGTAGTCCGCGTCGTGGCCTAGGTCTACGGTTCCTGCGTCAATGTTGCGGGCCGCGCCGGTTGGGTAGTCCACTTCGGGCAGGTCTAAAACGGTGGTTATGCGTTGGCCGCTTGTTTGTACGGTTACGTTTAGTTCGTCCATATAGGTTTGCCCTAATAGGTAAAAATCGTCTGCACAATAAACGGTTACCGTGTCCAAACCCGAAAGGTCAAAATTGTAATTATAATTGACAACGCGGCCACGAAAAAGGTACTCGGGGTTATTGCTTGCGTCGTAACGCACAAAATACACCTGCCGCAACGGTGCTAAACCCGGCAAAGCGTCCGGCGTGTTGTAATACGGCCCTGTGTCATCAAACGGGTTAAAAATGCCGTCCGTGTCAAATATGGTAAATGTCATTGTGCCGGCTACAAATTGGTCACCTTGGTCGCGCCTGCCGCGTCGAATACTTACTTGGGTTGTGCTTTCGGTTACGTTGGCGTAGTCGTCGGTTCCGTCAAGCACAAAGACTGGGTTATCTAAAACGCCTTTTAAAAAATCGTCGAGAATAAACGTGTTTACGTTAAAGCCGGTGTCAATGAAAAGGCTGTAGTTTCCGGCTTGGGTTATGGTGCTGCCGGGCATTATCTAAAACCAACTATAGGTATGTCTAAAGGCCCGTTTTGGCGGGCTAAAGCGCGTAGGCCGTCTTGTGTGACGCGCCCAATTTCGGCGCTTGTTGCCATGCCGCCGGTGACGTTTACCGTAAAATTTTGGGTTACGCCGCGCATTTGTTGAAATTCGTTTATGCCCTGTATGTCTTGTGGCGTTGGTGCGTTGACATATTGGCCTGCGGTTATGCGCGTAAATTCGATATCGGTTTCTGCTTGACCCAACAAATCGGTTAATCGTTTGGTTGACAAATTAGGGTTTTTAAGAATTGTTTCATACTTGGCTAAAACGCTTTCTAAGCCTCGAACTAGCGCGGTGCCTTGGTCTACGCCTGCTTGGAAAAACCGTCCGGCACTATCTAGGCCTAGTTGGTCTGCAACGCTGTTTACGGACGCTACAAGCGCGTTTAGGCCGTCTGCGCCTGTAATTGCTTCCTGCCCACCTGCTACTAGTTCGGCTGCAATGGCTGAACCGGCTTCCGCACCTGCGTCTAAAACGGCTGTTAAAGCGTCTCGGCTAAGGCCGCGTTGTAACAATACTTGTACGTTGTTTGCGTATGTTTTAACCCCGGCTACTTGGTCACGTAAACCCGCTAAGAAACCTGCACCGGTGTCGTCTCCCGCTTCTTTAGCGTCGGCAAAACTGAAAGCATTTTTTATACCCTCGGATACGCTGTCGCCAAAATCGGTAAACGCTTCTTTTGCGGTTTCTAATTGGTCTTTCGCGTCGTCTAAAGCGTTGGTTAGTTTGTCGGTTATAACGGCGTACAGTTCGTTAATTTTCTTGGCAGCGCCGCCCGTTTCTTGTTGGCTATCTTTTAGCGCTTTATTGAATATGCCGGCTGCGTCGGCTGCTCTCATTTGTTGCGTAGACGAAACACCTAGTTTATCGTTCCAAGCGCCCGTTGCTTTTTCGTTTTCGTCAACCGCGCCGCCCAATCCTTTAAGCAAACCACCAAAACGTAATAACGGGGTTGTAGCAAAAAGCAATTTTTCGCCAATAAAACTTATTCCGTCGCCAATAATTCCAAAGGTTCGAGGGTTACGGCGTACCCAATCGCTAATATTCAATAGCGCGTAGGTAAATTCTTTCATTTGTGGTAAAAGTTTTTTGCCTAGTTCTACTTGCAGGTTTGCAAATTCGGCTTTTAAGGTTCGTTGGCTGTTGGCTAGGCCGTCGCTTGTGCGTAAAAAGTCGCCTTGTGCGTCGTTTGTTTGTTTATAGATAGCGGATTGCGCGGCCAAAATCTTTTGTTGTGCTGTTAGCGCGCCTTTGCCGTCATAAATGCCAAGGGTTAAAGCCTCTTGTTTTAGCGTTGCGTCATTAAGCAAAACACCGAAACGGCGCAAAGGTTCGGCCTCTCCACGTAACGCGGCGCCAATGGCCTGTACGGCTTCCTCGGGGGTTGTGTTATTAAACGAGGCTAGGTCAGTTGCAAGGGTTGTAAAATCGTTAGAAAATACGGCCAAATCCTCGCCCGATAATCCGGCGGCCTTACCAAAAGTACCGAAAGCACCGGCAGCGTCTAAAACAGATTGTTTCGACTGGCCTAACTGTCTTGCGGCGGTTGACGCAAACTTTTCTACCTCGTCGGCGCCTTTACCAAAGATTACGTTTACTTTGCTTAGGCTTTCTTCCATGTTGGAAGCGG